TAACTTTTAATGACTTCCATATTATCATTTATAGTTCCAGCATAACTTTCAAATACTCTTTTGTTGGGATAAGCAACCGACGCACCTACTTTTGGAACAAATTGACAACTACTCGGAGTTCTTACAGCAAATCCACCCCACAATCCGTCTGTAATAGATTCTCGTAATGTTTCTTCGCTACACCTTTCTTGTTTTATATGTTCACCATTTTGAAAGACTTCATTATCAAATTCTTCTTGTGTCATATTTTCCCAATCACGACTTTCAGCTATATCTTTAAAATATTTGACATAAAAAGGTAATGAAGAATAATCTCTATCTTTTGTATCTACTGTGTTGTGTAAAGAACCACTATTAGTAAAGAAACTGGGTTGATTATCATATCCAAAACTGGTGCTAACAAAATCACTATCAGGAACGGTTCCTTCAAAAGCATCACTTGTTGTATTAAAAATTGATATCGGAATACTTGAATCAACTGTATTTAGAAGACCTAATTCTTTAGGCATTTGACTATTCTTCCAACCTTGTAAATGAAATAATCTGTGTGTATCCGGTGTAATTAATTCACCATTATAACTATCTTTTTCCTGAACATTAAAATTTGAATAAAAAAAACTATCAGTCATAACTCCTTTTAATGTATTTAATTCTGGTGTCCTTTCTTGTGATTTAAAATATCTAAATATTTTTTTTAAATTATCTAATGTAAATTCCATACTTGTATGTAATACACTATAAGGAGTGGGTAGACATATATTGTCTGGTGATGGGTCGGGAGGAAAATATGCTCTATCATATCTGTTAATTACAATTGGTTCTCCTATCGGCATCGCGGGAACCGTAGTCGCGTCAAAACTTACTCTTAGAGAAGGTATCCCAATTGTTTGCTCTACCATTTCAATAGAAGTAATATTAGCGTCCACCGGAGTTATTGGTTTCCCCGGACAACTAATTGTCATTCCTTCTGTTGTTAAATTAAAATTGTTAAGTATAGGTCTTGTATAATATCTTTTTCCATTTACTGTCACAAAAGGAATTTTAAGTAGTATTTGTTTATCTCCGGCGGTTACTGGTTCTTCAACTTCATATCCGTCAATCGCTTGTGTGGGTGGTATTGCGATTGATGCTAATCCAGTGGATTCATACCAATTCCCAAAAGGATTTTCTTCTAAGAAGTTTGTAAATAATGGATTTAAATTATCTCGGTGCCAAGTATCGTCCTTTTGACTTGAAATATTTGCTACATTAGGATATCTTATTGTATCTATACTTGGATAAGTTGGTAAATGAAATATAGGTAATTGATTTGTAAATGAACCCGGAGGAGTTTTTTGGAAAAATGCCATAACATCTATAAATGTATTTTTTGTAGGTGCTATCAGTTGTGGATTCGTTTGAGGAGTTATTTGTGGTAATATAGCATCCCTTAATTCTAATCCACTAATATAAAACTCAGGTCGTTTAATACCTATATATTGAAATCCTGCTTGATATACTCTTACGGGACCCCCCACTTTTTGTGGTGCTGCTGTTGTCGCTTCTGGTGCTTTCCCATAAAATGCTTCGGCGCCCGATAGTTGAGTATCTTCATAAGCAGCACAATTAAATAATTTATTTGTTGAGGTTTCATTACTACTTCCATAAGGTATTCTGGTATTTTGACCTCCAAATCCAGTATTCGTTCCGTCTCCTTCAAATAATATTCCATCCACTTCTATTTCTGTATTCTTTTGTAATAAGTCTGTAATCACAGATCCAATTTCACTGGGACTATTAAATCCTAAGGGAACTTCTAATTCTAATAATTGTCTAATTTTAATTAATGAAACTTCATAACCAAATAAATCTCTATTTGTAGGAACACCCGTATCTAATATTACATTACCGGAATCAGTATTTGTTAATACTAAATCAGAAGGTATTTCAAAATAAGATACTTTGGGTCTTCCAAATATCATACACCTTGAACCATCTTGGTGTGCTTGGGTTGCAACAAAATCATCACCTAATTTAATGTTATCATTATAAAGTATTTTATGTGCTTCAACGCCCAAACATAATCCATTATTCGTCGCCTCTACTTTTGCTTGGGAATCATTTCCACGAACAACCGACCAAGCGGTATTGTCCGTTGTTCCGACAGTATAATTTATAGGTAATGTCTGGACATATTCACCATTTAAAGTGGTATAATAACTAAGGACAATATTGGCTTGATTATCTTTTACATTTTTTATTGTTTTTGTGGTTTCTGTAATAGTTTCACCAGCATATTTTCTTCTATAAACAGTACTATTAAATATTTCCGAGAATTCAAATACTTGATTGGGTAATGGGACTGGTGTTATCTCGCTTATCTGAAACTTTTGTTCTTCTTGAATGATAGCACCTTTAAATTCAATTGTAGAATCTTCAGCACCTAAATCACTAACAAAAGCAGAATGTACTGAAATTTTATCACCTACATTTAATTTAATTCCACTTGATACTTCATTCGTCCATTCAGCATTAGATTGTGCTTCTCCGACTTGTTGACTATTTTGTCTATTCGCTTCTAGTATTATTGTGTCAACATAACCAGACATATTATTAATATTATATATATATTAATAAGATAAAAAAAAAGTATAAAAAAATTTAATAAAGATTTTAAATTTATGCAAATACCGGAGTTAATACACCATCATTTAGACTAGCCATTCTAACCACTTCAAGGTAAACCCTCCAAGTAAATGAATTAGCAGGAAGACCTCCCCAAGTATCATATAGTTCAATACCTCTGCTGTTGATTCGTTCATTACGATTTAGTCTATCTTCTACAAACTGAAGTTTAGTATCTAAACTAGTTTTTAGTGCTCGCCCTTGAACTTTTTCAGTAGTAATTAAATCTTGTTCTCCAGAATATTCATCCTTACTGACAAAAGGATTTGAACCGTGTGCTAATGCTAGATTACTAAATAGACGAGAGCGATTAGTAATATCAATAGGATATAGGTAGTTGTCATTATATCTAACATTATGAGATAATACACCCATATTCCTTGATGCTGGTGCTGCTGCTGCACTATCAATTAGAGTTCCTTGTGCGTTGTATACATTAGTTAATGATTGTTCGGCAGTTCCAGCAGTTTTATCTTGTGATAACATATAAAATAGTTTATTTATAATTCTACCAGCACCACCTACATTTTGAATTACAGTTTGAGAAGTATCACCGGTATTATCAACCGTCCTTTTATTTAGTCTATAATCAACATAAGTAAATGACATTTGAGAATTAGCATTTGCATATGCTTCCATCATTTCCTGAGGGTAATAAATATAATCAGCAATCATACTAACTTGTAATGAGTCTATACTAAAATTAGTATTGTGGTCTGCTACAGTAATACCTCTTTTATGACTATCAGCATAATGTAGTTCTAAATCAATATCTTCTTTAAACATATAAAGTGGTAATTGATTCATTTTAAGGAAGGGGAATAAATCATTTAGAGCAATTTGAAATACTGGAGAAGATTTATCTCCATTTTTACTATCGCCTCCACCTTTTTGCATTTGACAAACTCTTGGAATACTATTCTCGTGTGCTGCTGCTCCACCAGTTTCATCAACTTCAATACCAAAATCTAATGTATATTTTTGAGCTTCATTATCACTTGCCGAATCATACAACCATTTACGACACATCATTCGTCCAGTAGTAAATGCTTCTCTTTGTTTATTATGTTGAGGATTAATAAAACTAGATTGATAAGCAGAAAAATGACCGAAATCACTAGTTTCACAAATAGTTTTATTACCTGCTTTTAAAACACATCTATCAATTATGGCGTGAACTCCAACATTTAAAGGAAACGAACAAACACCGGCGTCGTGATTAGTTACATCTACAGCAAAAGTTAATTTTGAATTTGAATGAAGTATTCCTTTGTTTTGTAGGCGGAATCTTGTAAATCGCTGATTAAAAACGACTGGTTCTAAAATATCGGTTTCTACATCCATTTGTGTATTAACCTGTGCTGGTCCTATTTTCATAAGGTCGGGAACCATACCTGCTTGTGGAGCGGGAGCGCTTGAAGATTGTTGACCTGAATTCATACTATCCATTATATATATATTAAATATATATAATAAAAAAAAAATAAATTTTAAAAATGACTATTTATCATAACTCAGTTGATTACTTGAATTCCGGATTGGTTGAATACAACGGTATTTTTATGGTGAACAAACATATAAACAGCTTGGGGATTATCAGTTACTAAATCCATATCCATATTAATTCCAAAATTAGTTGAACTAAAATCTACACCTTGATTACTGATTGTATCAAAAGCAACACCGATTCCATAATTGATTCCACCATCAATTACCTTTTGGTCAGATGTTACAATACTAGAAGCAGCAGAAGGTAAAACCATATTTTCCGGTTTCAGTAAATTCCTACGATTTTTAGCAAATGAATGAATAGCATTCATATAGTTTCTAATGATTTGACCGTCGGGATTTCTGCTTTTAGAATCTACTTGCTGAACTGTATCAATATTATATTCTAAGGGCATCCTTTCACCTCCACGAGTAAATACTAATGATTTAACATATGCGACTTCACCAGTATCACCTTGATTACGATTATAACCAGTAACCATACCATTAAAGTTTCTGTTGTTAATAGCAGCAGCATTAATGAAATTACAAAATACACTTAATACTTTAGATAATCCTAATGAAAAATTAATGATTGCATTCGCCGAATTAACGGTTGTATAATAACTACTAATAGAATTGTATTCAAAAGTATTTCCTTTTGCTCCACCACTTTGTAATTGAGATAGTTCGTCTGGTGCTGGGGATTGAACTTCACAAGAAAGCGACATATTTTGATATTCATAAAAAGCAGTAGAAATAGCCGTTGCTCCACCATCATCAGAATATAATACATTACTATCCGGTGCTAAATGAACTTCAATTAGTAATCCACCAAGACCCCACTCAGAAGCAAGTGGAATATTTTTAGTTCCATTAAATAATCCACAAGGTAGACTTAGGGAAAAAGTGCTTGAACCAGTAGTGGATAAATTTACAGCATTATCAACAACCGCTTTTTTAACTGCTACACTATTTAGTACTTGTAAATCATCTTGATTTTTATGGGATAGACCATCACCCAAATCACTTGTGACTCCAAGGTAGGATGCCATAAAACGATTGTAATTACGAATATGTTCTATAGTTTGATTTGTTCGTTGCGATTTAATGACAAGTTGGTCTATAGTAGAATATAAAGATGTTCTTCCATCCATATTCAGAGCAGCATTAGCAGAACCTAAAGCACCAGCATCATTTAGAATACTGAAATTACCTACAAGTCGAAGAGATTGACCTAGTAGAAATCTTTGCTGTTCTCCAATTATAAATTGAACGACCGGTTGTCCGTTGCGAAATGATAGTTTCCCATCAGAAGTAATATTAGAAGGAACAATCTCTAAATACTGGTTACTCATTTTAATTATATATTATATAATTATATAATATATAAAAAATTTAAAAAAAAAATTAAAAAAATAAATGGTTATATGAATTTATATCGTTTATTCCATTTATACTTGGAGACTAATTCCGTCGCCACGAAATTCAATCCTTCGTAAATGGCTTACGAAATTACACCACAATTTATTTTTAGTAGGAGCAGTAGTTTCGTTATATTCTAATTGTAAATTAAAATCTTTTCCAACAGCATTATAACATCCATTATGAAGACTGAGTGCACGACCGATTACAAAATTAGTATTAAACTCCCTAAATGAAAATGGAGTAATATTAGACATACTTAATGCTTTTTCTAGTTCAATAAGCGGTTGCTGTGAAATACTTACTTGAGAACTCGTTTTGGATGTATCTACTCGTCTGCTCGGATTTAGTTTTCCATCATAAAAGAACTGATAATTTGTGAGATTATCTACAATTCCATTTATACCAGATTTATCACTACATTCAAACTTATCAGAGGTGCTGACTGCCGTTGCTTCTTCAAATGTAACATAAGTTTTATCATTAGAAGGAAGACCACCAGATATCGCTTGATAAGGAATATAAACCGTAGCATCCGTCGGAACAGATAAAATAGCTTTTGCCCTAGACATATTAAGGGGTAGTCTAATATTTGCAACCCTATCACTTTGTAGTTGAGAATATTTATAATTAGTAAATGATAAGAAGTCATAATTCATACTTCCACCTTCTTTCATCATACTCATCATTTTAGATTTATAACCTTGAGGCATTTCAAGTTGCTGTAAAACTAATTCTACATTAGATACAGTATAATCAAAAGAACTATAATCTGTTCCAACACTAGAACTGAAAACAATAAAATTGTTTGAAGTTACATTAACGGCGGCAGCATCTAATTTTCCACCAGTTCCTTTCATTACTAATTTAACAAATGCAGTATCTATTACAATTTCATCTATTATAAAATCATCTGCTACTGCTAAAACAGTTGCATCTAATTCTGCTGCTGCTGTATCAACTTTAGCAAATCCAATTCTTTCACCTACACAGAAAGGACAGTGTTCTACTTTAGTCATTTGTGTATTATCTTTGGCTAAAAATATTTCAGTAACAGCAACAGAAGTTCCACCACCAGTTCCACCACCACCAACAATAGGGTCACCACCAGAATTAATACCGTGGAATATTGGTTTAGAAAGTGCTTTAGTATTTAGTCGTGCTGTATCTAATTGACGATATACACGATTTCCAGATTCTAATTGAATATCTAATACTAATCCTTCTGTTAATAGTGTAGGTAATACTTTATTAGATGAAAATAGACCAGTATTAATAGGTAGTTGAACTTTAACAGTTTTGAAATTTTTATTGGCAAAAACAGTTCCAGCAGCATTAGAAGAAACATTTTCAAAATAAAGATTTTTTGCTGGGTCATTTTTATGGGATTCAGTTGTTCCCCTATTTGTTCTTGTAGCGATTGTATGGCAACTTGAACCCTCGGTTAATGCTCGTTTAGAACGAATAACATCATTAGTTTCATAAGTATATTTAACATTAGTTAAAACATTATAATCTTGATATTCTTCTAATAGAATTTTACCAGCACCTCCAGAATAAATTCTAACATCTTTCAGTAAAATCTGTGCTCCAAGGGTTTCATCTAATTGTAGATATGTTTCGTGTGTAGCACTTGTCGGAAGTTGAAGTTTTACATCAAACTGTAGATAACTTTCTTTTGGTTGTATAAATTCAACTGTAGGTGGAACTTCAACAACTACTCGTTGACCGCCTTTATATTCTAAACCATTAGAACTTGGAATACTAACAGATTTCTGGGAAATAGGAATTTTATCTTCACTCGTCCAAAAGGAATCTTGCTGAACCGAACTCATAATATATATATATTATAAAATATAAAAATTTAAAAATAAAAAAAATTTTAAAAAATCACCAGAGATAATTTAAACTCCAATATGCTGGACTTGTTTTATCTTTGTATGCAAAACTTCCATCCTTTCTTTTAATACCCATCATTCTTGCTCTAAATGATTTTCTTTGTTCTTTACTTGCTTTACCACTTCTCCAGTCATCCATTCCTGCTGCTCCAAAATGAACTGTTTTATAACCTTTTTTATTATCTGCTTTTACATATACACTAAATTTTTTACCTTTAGGAGTTGATTTACCTTTAAAAGGTTTATTTAATATAGGTTTACCTTTTTTATCTAACGGCATTATATATATATAATAAATATAATAAATAAATTTATCATAAATTTAAAATGAACTACTCCCTCCAATTAATTTATGACTATCTGTTTGTGCTGATGCTAAAAATCCAGTTCCGGCTAAACTCGGTGCAATTTTAGTTGCTTGAATACCTTTTTGATAATTACCTTTATCCGTGGCTTGTGTTGCTTTTTGGTCTTTTACAGATTGAACTGTTCCATCTATAGCACCAGCAACCGATACTGCTGCTGCTACTGGTTCTAAAAATGGTAGAGCAATAGAAGCAATATCTAATGCTGTCCCTCCAACAGTTAAAGCATTAGATATTTTATCACCAGTAGAAGCATTTTTCTTACCACCAGAAAAGAAACTATCACCCGAACCTAAACCTTCAAAATCTTTAACAATATCAATACCTCCACCAACATTACCTAATGCTTTACTTAATCCTGTGTGTGCTAATGACCCTTCTGCTGCTCCAGTTAATTTACTAATTACACCACCTTTAAAAGTTCCACCTGCTTTTTCAGCATCTTCGCTTATTGTTCCAGCATCTTTAACACCTGCTTCTGCTGCTGCTGGTGCTACTGTTCCTTCTGCTGGTGGTGTTGCTGTTGTAGAAGGTGCTGGTGCATCTTCTCCGGGTTGTGCTGTTGGTGCTCTTGCTTGTGATGATGTTAATGCTGGTGTTTCAGATTGACCTACTCTAACTGGCGAAGCAGTTTTCATACTTCCTTCACCTTCAGCTTGTAGTGGAGTGCTTCCATCAGATAATTTACCAGCATCATCAGTTCCTCCAGATAAAGGTGTAGATTCTAAAGGTCCTTGAACTTGATTTTTTTGATAATCGGCATCTAATTCTTCTGGTGATAATTGTTTTGGTGCTCCAGCAGCATCAGCACTACTAGAACCACCAGCACCTTCACCTCCAGCAGTTCCAAAAAAAGTTCCTTTAATAGATTTACCTATACCGACGGCTTTATCGCCTGCTCGTTGTGCTGCTCCTTTTAATGAACCAATAGGGTCACTAACACCTTTTTTTATAGCACTTCCAGCATCACTAATATCTTTTTGTGCTAAACCAGTATAAGATAATCCTAATTCTTTTGCTCGTTTACCTTGTCTATAATAAGATGCTACTGCTCCGTGAGTTCCTAATACATCAGTAACACCGTGAAACCAATCTTCACCCTGACCTATTTCTTTATCTTGTTTTTTTTTATTCTGCCAGTTATCAAAATTAACTTTATTTTCTGCTCTTATATTATCATTAGCGTCTGTTGCTGCCTCTAACAATTGATTACCTTGTTCCATACTTGCACTCATTATGATATATATATAATATAAATATATAAATTTTAAAAATATTATTTTTTAATATTTTCTGTTTCTTCTGTTTCCATTTTATCATCAATATTTACTTCATCTTGATGTCCTCCAACTAATACAACCTTATCAAAATTACTATACATTAATGGTGGATTAGATTGTAAATCCATATAACAAAAATTATATTTTTCTGGAGTTGCTAATCTATAATATTTTAACCAATTATCAGCACCACCAAATAAATCGCCATATTCTTCTGCTACTGCTAATAATTCTTTTTGATTAGGAAATGGAGAACCGATAATTACATCCGTAGCATTTGCTCTAACGACTGGACTTACACTACCTTTAAATTTTTGACTACTTATAACTAATAATTTAATATTAAAATGACGATATCTACTACATAAATGATTTACTTTACTTTCCCTTTTAATTGAACCTAAACAATCATCCAATATTAATGCTGTTTCTGGTTGGTCTTTTTTTTCAAACCCTTTTTGTCTATTAATTAAACCATCAATAATACTATCATCATAATAATCATATACATTAAAAGCTTGATTTAAAAATCTACTTGTAACATCATTTTTAATTGTATTACTAATTATCTGAACATCATCAAAAAAATCTTGTCCGAAGAAATTATCATTTAATAATAAATTACTTATGATTGTACTCTTTCCAGTTTTAACTGGCGATATCATTAACATTAATGCACCTCCTCCCGGACATCCACAACCGACATCTGGAAGATGAGGATGATGATACTTTGCTTTTACTCCTTCTGGTTCTACAACTTGTAATACTTTTGGAACAATCTTAGGATTTAACTTTTTATCCATTATATATTATATATGATATATTATTTTTTAATTAATAATATTATAAATTTATAACATATTGCATCTATTTTTGATTTAAAAGTTTTATTACAAAATATTTTATTTTTATAACCTCTAATCATAACTCTATAACTAACAGATTTATTTTTATTTAATTTTGGAAATATATATT